AGTTCAGAGTATCAGAGCCAATCGGTCGCCAATCCCATCACATCGAAATCTGCCGCGCATTAGTTAAAGTCATCAAAGGCGATATAAAACGCCTCATTATCCAAATACCACCTCGTTACGGAAAAACTGAACTCCTGTGTAATTTCATTGCATGGGCTATGGCCCAGTACCCAGACTCTCAGTTTCTGTACGTTTCATACAGTTTAGGTCTTGCTAGAAAAGCTACCGCTGTTATTAAGCGCATCATGACTCTTCGTGAATACACTGGTTTGTTTGGTGTACATCTTGCACAAGATGCCACAGCAAAGGGTAACTTTGAGACTACGTTTGGTGGTGCAGTCTATGCGGCAGGTTCTCAAGGCGAGATAACTGGGCGTGGTGCAGGGTTGAATAATGTTCCTCGATTCGGTGGAGCCATTGTTATCGATGATATTCACAAGCCTGCGGATATCCATTCAGATGTTCTGCGTGACGGAGTTAAGAACTGGTACTTTGAGACATTACTATCTCGTCTGAACGATCCGAAACGTACACCTATCATTGTGGTAGGACAGTCACTGCATGAGGATGACTTGCCGGAGAATCTGAAAAAGCTTGGTACTTGGGACACTCTGATACTGCCTGCTCTCGATGAGGCTGAGAATGCGCTTGATCCTATGATGCATACAGCGGCACAGATTCGTGACATGCTCAAGGTTAACTCATACGTCACTAGTGCTCAGTATCAGCAAAAGCCTATTTCAGTTGGTGCTGGACTGTTTAAAGCAGAATGGGTGATTCAGTTAGACCAATCCCCTAAATGTCTTGCAACGTTCATTACAGCTGATACTGCGGAAACAGCTAAGAGTTACAATGACGCTTCAGTGTTCAGTTTCTGGGGACTGTACAAAGTAGATAGAGCAGGGTTTGAGACTGATATGTACGCTTTGCACTGGCTTGACTGTTATGAGTGTAGGGTTGAGCCTGCTCAGTTGCTAGAGGAGTTTAATCAGTTTTATTTTGCGTGCTGTCGGTATGAAGTTCCGCCGAGTCTAGTTGCCATTGAAAAGAAAAGCACAGGTACATCGTTGCTATCATTCTTGCGTCAACAGAGAGGCATGCGTCTGTGGGATGTCGAGAGACATAGAGGCAGCGGTACTAAAGTAGATAGATACATTCAAGTCTCAGACTTAGTTGCTCGTGGTGTTATTTCTATCGATAGTTACGCTAAGCATAAGACAATGGTTTTAGATCATATCAGCAAGATTACAGCTGCTGATACACATAGACATGACGACATCGCAGATACGATGTATGATGCTATTATTCTTGGCCTGGTCGAAAAAATAGTCAGACCAGACGCCAGCATAGAAGTCCGCGAGGAGCAAAGTAAAGCCCGGTCTGTACTCGCCAGCCACTACAATAATATTGCAGATGCAAGAAGAGGACGCTATGGCTAGACAAGTGGCACAAGAACACCAAGATTATCTATCTACTATTCACAAGTACATTAAGCAATCGTATGGTTATTTCAGGGATAACTATAGACGCTATGATGACTGGTTGCGCTATATTTATGTGACTACGATTACCCCAGCAGAAAGAACTGCTCTCGCGGCTACGCAAAAGCCTCAGATTGAATTTAACAAAATGGAAGCCTATTTGAATAGGCAAGTGGGGGAGTTTGCTAAAGCCCAGCCAGAACTAACTGTTGGGGTGCGGGAAGGCCAAGAGATTCCGTATCAGATTCTGCAGCTAGTACAAGGTCACCTAGAAGAAAAGTTCCACGAAGCAAAAGTGAATGGCATTCAGGTAGAAGCCTTTAAACAAGCTGCGGCCGGAGGTATGTCGGTATTTAAGCTTTGGTCTAGTTACATGTCAGATACTAGCTTTGCGCAAGACATTCATCTTGGTTTACCTATGTCACCGACTCTGTGCTTGTTCGACGTAGACGCTAAGCTAGTACACAAAGGTGATGGTAAGTACTGTGCAGAAATGATCCCAATGCGTAGAGAAGTAGCTGAAGATAGATGGCCACAATTAAAAGAGTCAGGTATGTCGTTTGCTCGTAGTGGCAGTGATGACGCTTTTAACTGGTCTTTTCACCAAGCAGATATTGATATTTTGATGGTCTGTGATTTCTACGTTAAGAAACAAACACGATTTAGACTTGTTCAGCTTGCTAATGGTCAGACAATGCCAAAAGACGAATATGAGAAGTTTGTAGAAGAATGGGAAATGTCTGGGCGTATGGAACAAGCACCTGCTATTGTTCGTGAGCGCACCACGTATCGAAAACGTATCTGTCGCTATCGATGTGTTGAGGATAGGGTACTTGAATATGAAGAAACACCATTTCATGAACTGCCATTAGTTTATGTAGATTGGAACGGCATTAAGCTTAAAAACCCAACATCCAATAGTTATGAAGAAATAGCTAGGGGTTATTTGTACAATGCCAAAGGAGCCCAACAGCTGACTAACTTATCTGGTCAGAGCTTAGCAAATGAGATTGAAAACACGATTCAAGCAAAATATATTATAGCCGAGGAATCTCTACCCACAGAAGAAGATTGGATTAGGGGAATCACTGATATCCAAAGTGGCATTCCACTTGTCTATAACTATCTCGACCGGGACAACCCTGCTCAGACTTTGCCTCCTCCTCAAGCTATTCCAAGGACACCCATCCCGCAGGAAATATCAGGGACGTTTGCAGGGTCTGATTCTATTTTCCGAGCCGTGTTAGGCTCATATGATTCAGCCGAAGGTGCTGCTAATCAGTTGAGCGGAGTAGCTATGCGTGCAGGCGCTATCCAAGCGAACAGTACGGCGAGCGTGGGTATACAGAACTACCTAACTTCATTATCACAAGTTGGTAAAGTAATGATTGATATGATGCGCGAAGTCTATAAAGACCGCATGTCATTACCAATAAGAATGCCTAGCGGTGTAACTCAGGATGTACAGCTTAGACAATTAGGCCCAGATCCATTTAACTTTGGCCCAGACTCACTAAGCTTTACGGTTAAAGCCGGTGCTAACTTTGCTATTCAGAAAGCTGATAGCTTGGCTCAGGTAACGCAGTTAATGCAGTCATCACCTGCATTTGCTGAATTTATCAATACAAAGGGTCTACGAATTCTTATCCAAAATATGGATATTGTTCAGCAGACTGAGCTACAGCAACTTGCGCAAGACTTTATTCAACAGCAAGAACAGCAACAAGCGCAGGCTATGCAAAATCCTCAGCCTAATCCTGAGCAATTACGTGCACAGACTGAAATTCAAAAAGCCCAGTTGCAAGCACAAATTCAGCGTGAAAAGCTTCAAGCAGATGTCATGTCAGATCGTGAAAAGATGATGGCAACTGCTGCTAAAGATCAGGCAGACCGTGAAATAAAACTAGCTGATTTAGCTATTGCCAAACAAAAAGCTGATACCGATGCGATGAAAGCTGCGGCGGATATTCATGGTGATAGTATTGACGCTGCTGTGCAAATGGAAAAAGCTAGTGCAGAGAAAGCTAGAACTGCGGCTGACTTAGCCATGACTTTTGGGCATAAACTGGATGAGTAGCATAGAACAAAAATAGTGCAACTTGTCAACAAACATTGTATGATTTCAAAAAAGAGGTACCCACATGGCTACACCATATTTAATATCAAGAGATTTATCAGGCGCTGTAGGCTACGGATTAAAACCAGCGGTCCAAAAGTATAGTGCTACGATTGCTGCTGCAACCGATACGACACTTACGTTACCTTCGGATGAGCCTTACTACGAAGTAATTTTTAGTTATGCGGACGGCTATAATGTTTGGGTGGCTTATGGAGCGACTGCAGCTGTTCCAGCAGGAGCTACATTTGCAGCTACCACCTCCGAACTTAACCCAACGGTCCGCAGAGTTCCAGCAGGTACGGTTATTCATTTTATTTGTTCGTCAGCTGTTGATATTGGTGTGGTTATATACGGAGCTCCGAACGCGTCATGAAGTCGAGAGTATTTAAATTTGGTCTTAGTAATCAGAATACTCCTCTGACTAATTCCTTATTTACCTATGATACTCCTGGGTTATCTCCCCCGCCGCCGGGATCACAATATCTCTTGGCAGAGAATGGGGATTTTTTTATCACTGAAAGCGGTGACTTTCTAGTTACTGAGTAAAAGGATGTAAGCGATGGCTAATGTAAAGTTTACTGGATTAACGGCAACCTCGAGTGTGACAGATGCTGATATTATGGCGGTTGCTATAGATGTCGCTACAACCCCATTAAGTCGTAAGCTAACGATGGCCAATCTTGCTCTGTATATTCAATCGGTGGTTACTACTCTCACAGCTACTGTAACAATAAGCGGAACGGTAACAGATCGAACGCCAGAAGATATTCTTATTTTATACCGTCCAATTGATGGGGGGGTTCAATTTTCTACTGGTATTAAATATCAATTAGAAACGGGAGCCGCAGGTAATAGCACATTGCTTACTGAACAAATGCGGTATGCATCTGGCGATGATACATCATACCAAGTTTCAAAGACTACCTACTCTAATGGTGCAGGTGACATTACCCATAAATTTTTTGGAACTGTTCAATGTCCTTATCAAGGCTTAGAGACTTTTGATAGTGTTGGTACTTACACGATGACCATCAGTGCAGCATCAACATTTACCGCTGATCGAACGTTGAGTTTTGTAACTGGTGATAGTGATCGGCAGCTAACATTGAATGCCAACGTAGCCCTAAATCAGAACTTAGAAACCGATGACGCCGTCACATTTGCTGAGGTGACGGTTAGTGGTACAGATACATCTACTTCTTACGATACTATGCAGACATGGGTCCGCCCTACCGTGAGTGGTGGTGGTGGTCCTTATCAAGCATTATTTCAATACAATTTGAAAGAAGGTGCGGTTACTAACTCTACTCAGTTGCAAGCTGTTATTGGTTATGGGGTTGAGGCTACACAAGAAGCTTACAATATTTATTCAAGTGGTACTGGAACAGTTGCTACTACATTCACAGGTGACTTGACCTCTGGAACTATTAGTTTTGGGGCTGGTTCTGTAAGTGCTCCATCATTACGATTAGCCAACTATACTGACTCAGGATTCTTTCAGCAGGATTCCGACGCGATTGGTGTTTCGTCCAATGGCTCTTTAGTAGCTAAATTTCAAACCGATGGTTTTGAGTATATCATGCCGCAGCGAGCGATTAGCGCGACTGAAACTTTATCCGATGATGAAATGGGTACACATGTTAATGTGACCGCGACGAGTGCAGTTGATCTTACTCTACCTCAGCAATCAACCACCACCTTGCCTCAAGGTTCGTTTTTCGAACTTAAAAATAATGGTCCTGAAGATGTAACCTTTTTAAAACAAGGTACAGATATTCTACATGGTAATACCACTGTTGCTTCTGGTGGCAGCGCTAAAGTCTTTTTGAGCAAAGTCTCTGGTGGTGTGAACTATTGGGATGTGGTTGGTGGGACTACTACCTTATTAGGTAGTATGAGAATTGACTTGCCTTCTGCCGCCAATGGCACTTATTTGGTTGAAGTGGCAGATAAGCCTGGCACTTTAATTGCTGCCTATGCAGTGCGTGACACAGGTACTAATAATTTAACGGTAAATATTAATGGCAGTGCTGTGATTATGACTACACTCGCAGTTAGTACAACCTTAGCCACTCAGTCCATTACTTCGTCCAATACTTTTACTTTTTTAGATCAAATTTCAGTGACGGTATCTAGTAATTCGGGATCAAATAGACTCTGGGTACAGCTGATGTACAGTTATCAACTGAATTTAATGTAGGAGATTAACCATGCAAACAGCAGCTGCTCCACTACCTTTAATCATGCCAAACTTACTGTATTGGCTTGATGCATCAGATCCTAATAATGATGGGACGTGGAATGCCGATACCGCGAGTATGGCATCCTGGTCAGATAAATCATTTTATCGTAGAGGACAATCACAAGGTACTGGGGCGAATCAACCAACATTTCAAGCAAATAGCAACCGAGATATGCCTGGCGTATTTTTCGACGGGACATCTGATGGGATGCTTACCGCTGCGGCGTGGGATTTCTTACTAGGTAATCCCGGATTTGAAATATATTTTGCTGGTGAGATTGATGTAGATGGAGCTGGAGGTTATCCAATTCTTTTTGGTTATGGTACTCCAACTGCTGGGGGTAATGCTTATCAATTCGGTGCCCAAGACACTAATGCCAATCTTTTTCTAGGTTGGTATACATTTGGCCCATATGGGGGATATCCTAGTGATACCTTTCAATTAGCTAATGTCCTGAGAACAGGTGGTGGTAATAGTGATGAGGGTAATGTGTATTATCTTAATGGTGTAAGTCAGACCTTTACTGATGCGGGCACTGGTACCCCTAACGTGATTAGTGGTCCGCTTTATGTCGGAGCTAATTACACAACGAGTGGGGGATATTGTAATTGTACCATTCAAGAATTAATTATTTATTCGGCGCCATTAATTGTCGCGCAACGTGAGACGGTAACTAATTATTTATATAACAAGTGGGGTATATAACATGCCGGAAATTCCAGAACAAGCTAGTGAGGTACTTCCTAACCTGGATTCATCACAAGTACTTGAACGAGCAAACGAGGATGAAGTCACTGAAGTACGGGGGCCTGATGCAGTTATCCCCCTGGGTTCAGGTGATAAGGCCAAAATGTCTCTTAAGAAAAAAAGAGGTCAGCCTTGGTTAAACTGGCGTAAAGCAGAAAGTGCGAATTTGGTAGCTGAATGTGATGCTATTCTTTTTGGCGAATTTATTTACCATGATGGGAAATATATATTCCCATATGGTCCTGGTACTAATAATTATGTTAACCCAAAGCTCTATGTTGGGAAAGATGGTGTTACTACCGTGGTATTGGTACCCGTTAATGACGACTGGAAAAACAGTAAATCTGCAGTGGTCAATAAGGTTTATAATTCTTCCCCTTTAACTGAAGACGAATATAAGGAATATTTTGGAGTAAACAATGGCAGACCTTAGTACTAAACAACGTAAAAAATTACCTGATAGTGTTTTCGGATTACCTAAACAACGAAAATATCCGATTACTGACCGAGGTCATGCGATATCAGCTAAATCCTATGCTCAGAAAGAATACGATAAAGGAAATCTGAGTAAGGCACAGCTCGACAAGATCGACCGCAAGGCCGATAAAATGTTGGGAGAAAAAAGTAACTCATCTAATAAGGATAAAACAATGGATAAAGTTCGTAAAGACAAAAAAGGTATGCGTACAGTGAAAGAGGCTGAAATTAGCCGTAAAGATATCACTGCGCTGGAACGTAAAATGCAAGCTATGCATAGCAAAGTGGAACGTGCACACCGCAAAGCGGAAAAAGCACATGAGCATGCTATGAAAGCGAAAGAAGCTGCACGCATGGCTAAGAAAAAACGCTAAAGAGTGTTTATGTATTCAACAGCTTGGTAACTGATGGGATAATTCTCGTTGTTTGTTGAGATTCTTTTCAGTTACCTTTTTTTATTCTGCCACATTCCCTCAGCTGCCACTCATAAACCGATTAAACCTATAAAACCTACTTATACAAAAAGAGCCCGTGGTGAACGAGCTCTAGTATGGATGAGTCAGGGAGATTGGTTTGCCTAAGTATTATATCACACTTTTACCTAATTAAAACCGAATTAGGTTAAGTCAAAACCAAATTTGGCCAAATCGTATGTACCAATCGCACCGCATCTACTTGCATAATTATTTTACATAATCTCTTGCGTACATTTAGGACTGATGCTATATTTTATGTACCAGCTAAGGGTATATAGCCGTTACTGACACGTAAATCAGGCAAAGCACTGTGACTAGGATAAAGTCGAACGAGGACCAAATGACTGAAACAGTTGATACGGTGGAAACACCAGAAGAAGTTATTGTTGAAGCGCAAGATTCCTCTGAAGCTTCTGAGCCCATGATTCCGCAATCTAAAGTTAATGAGATTGCAGCTAAGGCAAGGCAGGCTGGACGAGACCAAGCACTAAAACAATTCGAGGCTAAAATGTCGGAACAAAATTCTTCTTCAAATGTGGCTGATGAACAAGCAAGTTCTCCGGCTCCTTCCAACTTATCTGCTGATCAAGTTCAAGCGATGATTGAAGAGGCTGCTTCACGTAAAGCTCAGCAAGAGCAAGAACAGCGTCAACATCAACAAGCTTATGAAATTGGCCAACATCTATATACTACCTTTAAAGATGCGGAAGATAATCTTCCTGGCTTTAAAGAAGTCACTAAAGATGTCGACCTAACTGCTATGCCTGATGTATTGGGGTTACTCTATGAGAATGCCCGCGGTAATGAAGCCCATGCTTTGAAGGAATTGATAGAAAATCCTATTAAGTTGGGTACTATCCGAAACATGCTCGGGTTTGCTCCCGCAAGAGCAGCTAAAGAAGTTCAAAAGCTGGTTGGTTCAATCGAAGCTAACAATGCTGCCAAAGATGCACCTAGTGCACCTAAGCCGCTCAGTCAACTAGACGGTTCCACGTTAGGGGTTGATAGTGGCGGTCGTAGTGTTAGAGATCTAAGAAACAATCCAAAGTATTCTTGGTAAGTTTCCTCTAGGTAAACGCCGGTACTATCTCGATATAAGATCTATGTGGAGTTAGTAACATGGCATTGCCAACTAATATTTTGCAACAGGTACAAACCTATCAACGTAGTGGACTCGCGCTTTTACAGAACTATTGCGGTGCCATTGCAACAGCTAATACTAAATTTAAAGACTTTAACAAAATTGAGGCTAACTTACCAAGAATACT